CACTTCGTTTTTACTTCCTTTTTCCCGATTATAAATTTAGTTTCGGTAACCTCAGTAGAATATGATTGAAACTACGTTTACAATATTGGATTTATAATCCAATCATATTCTACTTATTTAATTTATAATATTCTAATATTTTTATTCAACTTTCAAGATTTGTCCAAATAAATTTGTATTATCTATTTAAATACTAATTAATTTGATATCTACATTCTCCACTGATATTTGTAATATATGTTATACTTGATAGAGAAGAATATATTTTTAATATATTTATCCAATCATTATCATTTAAAATTTTATCTTTATAGTGTTTATAAAGTTTATATTCATTATCATACTTTATAAAATATCCTAATTCCTCATTGTACGTTCCTGTACTGTTGGCCCAATTTGATGGACCATTCTTCTCTCTAATAGTATACATTACATATGGAAATAAATGAACATACTTACATATATTGTTTTGAATTAGCATTATTTTAATAAGTGCTTCTATATTAATTTTTTGTTCTTGTATTAATAATTGAAATAACCATTCTGGGCGATGAATAATAGGCTCCATTAAATTTATACATTTTTTAACATATTTATATGATACAATCATATGTCTATCTGTAAATCCTGCATAATATTCACCATCTGGTATATATATTCTATTAATATCTAATATATCAGTTGGCGGATGAGGTATGTTCCAAATAAAATCACTTCTTGTAATAATAAACCATTTATACTTTGTGTCAAGTGCCAATTCAATTATTTTTTTATATAATATATATCTATTATATATACAAAATGCCCCACTGCCTTTATGATTAGATTTTACACCACCCATCAAATCTCCATGAGGAACATTTAAAATCTCTCTCCAATTCTTATCAGATTTTTCTTTTATTTTAATTTCATCATATAAATCTCCTAAATCTCCAGTTTGTTGTGTTTCCCATATATATTTTGCACTTTTATAAAATATATTATTTCGATCTGTATTTTCATTAATTCCTACACAAAGAGCAAGATCAGCATTTAATTTATGTATTACATTTTTCATCATTAACATACCTGTTGTTCCATGCGCTCTTGTTTCATTTAAAATAATAACCAATGTATCTTTTTCCATTAAGTAATTAATGATATTATTATTTAAATATTATTATTTTATAATTGATAATTAGAATTGGGAAAGAGTAAGGAATTGTACTAAAGATTCTATAAAAGATTTAGGGTTAAATCTAATATTATTAAACGTAGTTTAATAATATTCTTATAATATCAATATAGTCAAACTTTAAATTAATTCCTACAATTGAGGTTTAAAATATATATATATATATTCATTTAATAGTATTATATGAATATATCAAATAAAAATAAAAATAAAAATATATTTATAATTGGAACAGGATGGTATGGATGTCATATAGCATCACATTTAATTAAAAAAGGGTACAATATTACAATAGGAGATAAAAGTACATTTTTTTTTTCAGGCGCCAGTTCAAAAAATCAAAATAGACTACATCTAGGATTTCATTATCCAAGAAGTGACTCCACAATTGAAGAATGTTATAAAGGATACCATAAATTTATTAAGACATATCCATACTTATTAGAAAATTTAGATCTTAATTTATATTTTATACATAATAAGTCTATAACATCATTTATGACATATAAAGAAAAACTTCAAATAACTGATGATATATTACTTAATATAAATAGTCTTCCATTTAAAATTAATAATACCTACCATTTATGTATTAATACTAATGAGAAATATATTAATAATTATAAAGCTAGTGAATATTTTAAAAAGTATTTATCGCCATTTTATACATATATTAATAATATACATATATCATATAATCAGAATAATAAAATTTTACTTAATAATACTGAATATGATTATATCATAAATTGCACAAATAATCAATTAATGCCATTTAATACAGATAAGTTAGTAGTTTACGAGGCATTTTGTAGTTTAATATATAAAATAGATTTTGATAAAATAATAGGTATTACAATTATGGATGGAAAATTTTTTTCAATATATCCATATGATATACCTAATAAATTATATACAATTACACATGTAAAATATGGAATTATAAAACAATCAAATGACTTTACAGATATAAATAATATAAAAGAGATAGATATTAATAATATTAAACAACTAATTGAAAATGATGTATTTGAAATGCTACCAGAAATAAGTAGTATTTGCGAATATAAATCATATTTTATATCATATAAAACAAAATATGATTTTATTAAAGATGATAGATCATTACAATATTTCAAATCAGATAAATATCTATCTTTTTCAGGAGGTAAAATTACTGGTATATTTGAAATGGAATCTATAATTGATTCACTAATTGAATAAATTTATTGATATCAGAAAATATAAATTTATTATCATATTTTATTTCTAAGGATAAATAATTATTATATCCATTCCCATATATTTTTCTTAACTCAGTTATAATTTTTTCTTCATAATCCGTGTTCCAATAACCTAGATTAGGAAAACTTAATTGAACATGCTCTATATATCTGATATCTATAATATTATCTAATATCTCATTTTCCATAAATAAATTTCCTATATCTAAATTAATCTTAACATTTGGATGATTTAATTTCTTAACAAAATTATAAGTATCCTTAAATGTTGTCATCCAATTACATCCATAATACTTTGAATTATTTTCAATACAAAATGTAATATCATGTTCTTTTACAATATCTCCAATCTTTCTAAATAAATCCATATACTCTTCACCATTCCAAATTCTATTTTTTGGCGACCCAAATATTAAGACTTTCGTATTTTTAGAAGCAGCCTTTTCTACTAAACTATGAAGTACATCTAAAAATAACTGTTGATCTCTAAATATATTTAGGTTATTATTATATAATAAACTTTGAATACTATAAATATTATTATAGTTCTCTAAATTCCAATTATTTCTGGAAGGTACTGCTTCAATATTTGTTATATTATTAATATTTAAGAATTTATACATAACATTATCATATTTATTTGGCCAACCTAACTCAGATATAATTATATTTTTATTTAATTTATAATTAATATATTCTTTCATAGATACAAGAACATCTTCAATCGACCTATTATAATATAAAGATTGTATCTTATAATCTACTATATTATCAGAAATATCACTTATAACCTTATCTGGAAAAAATAGTTTTTGGATTGTTCCTAATTTTATAGGAGTTGTTACTAAATTTACAATTTGTATATCTTTAGAAACATATTTATTAATATCATTAAATAACCATTCAATATTATACCATTGAAAACTCCAATGTGAACGTAATAGATGTATGTTATTATTATTAATTAAATCGTATAGAGCATTCTTCTTTAATCCTTTCCCAAATAGTGCTGGTAATCTGAATATATAACAATGATTTTTGAATATTGTTTGAGACCATTCTTCCATAGATTTACGATGTCTTCCATAATTATGTTCTGCATATTTATTATCAATAATATCTAATTGTATTTCATACTGACTATATGAGGAATCTAATATGTCAATAGTTGATATAAGAATAAATTTTTTACATTTTACAGTTTTTAATACATCTTTCAATTTATTGATATTTAAAATATCATCCTCAGGATATTTATTAACTCTCCATTTCTCAGCATATACACCTGTACAATATATTATATCATATTCCTTATTTTTCATTTCATTAATATTTGAACTATTGTAGAATTCTGTATATTCTAACATATGTTCAATTAAATTTCCCCCTACAAATCCAGAATAACCTATTAGAGCATTCATATTACTATTATAGACTCCTTAAGGGTTTAAATAAGAGTAATTTTCAACGCACCATTTCTGGGTATATTGTTTAATAAATTTATGGAGACTTGCTGCATTAAATAAAGATATTATTGCTATGTTAGCAGAACAACATAGATCATTACCATACATAAATATATTACAAATGAGTGGTATGAGTGGTTCAAAGACTAGACATTTCTATAATAATTTATGCTCTTTTCCAGATATAACATATCTGGAAATTGGTACATGGAAAGGAAGTACTGTATGTTCTGCTATATGTAATAATATCAGTACAGTTGTTTGTATTGATAATTTTAATAAATATAAAGGACTCTATAACTTTTTTTGACGAAGTAGCTACTAAAAAATTTAAAGCGGAACCTCACAAGATAGATTTTTTAGATCTACAAAATTGCAAAGGCAAGCGTATACTTGAACTTGGATCAGGTCTAGGTACAGACGCTATCCGATTTGCAAAGGCTGGAGCAACTGTTGTATGTGTAGATCTAACACATAAGGGTATTGATCTATGCCAGAAAAACTTTGAACTCCACAATCTCTCTGGTGAATTTTATCAAGGTAATATTGAAGAACTTGATACTTTCCTACCAACAAATTATTTGAATTCATTTGATCTTATTTATTCATTTGGAGTAATACATCATACTCCTACACCCTCTAATGTTATTAATCAAGTATCAAAATATTTGAAGACTAATGGAGAATTTAGATTCATGGTCTATTCTAAATTTTCATATAAATTATTTTGGTTAATGGATCAATATGATCATTGGAAATTTGAAAATATTGATCTATTAATTCAAAACTACTCAGAGGCTCAATCAGGGTGCCCTGTTACATATACATATTCGTTTGATGATGTTGAAGAACTATTAAAACCACACTTTTCAATATGTAAAATATGGAAAGACCATATATTCAAATACGATATTGAAAATTATAAACAAAATATATTTATTACTGATACAACATTTCAAAACATATCAGATGAATATTTCAGATCTCTTGAAAAAGAATTGGGTTGGCATACTATGGTTATTGCAAAACTAGTATAGTTATTATTTTCTCATTACTATATAATAATCACCAATTAAAAATTTTCTCTTTCCATGTAATGATATCTCTTTATAATTACAATTGTACTTAGACTTAGGAATTACACGAAAATCAATTGACACGCGGCAAATACCAGTATCATTTCTTTTATTAAAATGTCTACACTTGTTACCATTAAAACTTGCAAATTCACCATATTTCATTTCAATAGGTTCAAAAATATTAGATTCAGGAAATGTTTCAACAAAACATGTATTATTACCATACTGACCACTAAATGTAAGCATAAAATTTATTTCACCCTCAGGATGCCCATAATCGCCATCACAATGTAACCCTATCATATCAACCGGATCATTCATATTTGGACGATACCCAATTGCTGTATTATTTGGTAAATGTATACGAAATGATGGATCCTTTTGAACAACTAATTCTTCTTCATCAAACAATGGTAACACAACTTCTCTAATAAAGTTATAATATGTATCTAATAATTCTTGATAATATAATGAATCATAGTATTTTCTATGAAACATTGTTGTTGTATCTTTATCAATTGTAATCTGTTCAATCTTATCAGAATTTTCAAAAAACTTATATAATTCTTCTACAGGTTTATTCCAATCATCAAATATTTTACATAACTTTTCTCTAAACTTAAACTTATTAATATCATAATTAAATATTCTTTTTTGTTTGATCAACTGATCAAACCTACTCATTAAATACTATGGAAGATAATTATTTAAATTGGTTTATCAAACCTATTTAAATTAATACATAGCTATTATTCTAATGGAACAAATAGGTGTTATTGGTGTTGGCAAATTAGGTATTTGTTTTTCACTTTCTGTTGAAGAAGCTGGTTATGAAGTGATAGGATATGACATTAATTCAAATATTTTAAATGGCATAAAAAATAAATCTATTGCAACTTATGAACCAAAGGTTAATGATATGTTAAATAAATCTACAAAATTTAAGGTAACCAATAATATTGAAGATATTTTTAAATTAAATAAAATTTTTGTATTAGTTGCAACTCCATCTAATGCTGATGGCTCATATGATCATTCAAGTATTGATCAAATAGTGGAACAAATCACACAATATTACTCTATACGTAAAACAGATACAACAACTGATCTTATTATTATATCAACTGTAATGCCAACATATTGCGACAGTATTCAGAATAAATTAACACCTTATAATATTGAGGTATCTTATAATCCTGAATTTATTGCACAAGGCTCAATCATCAAAGATACTAAATATCCAGATATGATTTTAATAGGTGAGCGAACTCAGCGTATAGGTAATTATCTTGAATCTCTTTACAAGAAAATTGTAAAAAATAATCCAACTTTTTGTAGAATGACGCCACTTGAGGCAGAAATAACTAAAATTTCATTAAATTGTTTTTTAACCACTAAAATTGCATTTGCTAATACTGTTGGAGACCTTGCAATATCACAAGGTTGTAGACCCCATAAAATACTAAGTGCAATAGGTAGTGATACACGTGTTGGAAAAAAGTACTTTAATTATGGTTTTGGATATGGAGGGCCATGCTTTCCACGTGATAATAAAGCATATAGTTTTTTCTCAAAAATGCATAACCTTAACCATTTAATAGGTGAATCAGTTGATAAATCTAATAATCACCATTTAGACTTTATGTTTAATTATATTAAACAACTATTAGACTCAGAGAATAAAAACGGACTCTTTACACAAGTTTCTTATAAAAAAGATTGTATGATTTTAACAGAATCACAACAGTTATTATTAGCTTTGAAACTGTCTGAGAATGGTTGTAGAATTTATATTAACAATGAAAACAATATTAGAGATGAAATTAACAAAAACTATCCATCAAATCAATTAATATTTATAAATAAATTAAATGAAATATCTAATTACTTAAATATTACAGATATGTTTTAAATACAATATGATCTGTAATCCAGAAATTGGTAATAAAGGAAGACTAGGAAATATATTATTCCAATATGCAGCAGTAATTGGACTTGCTAAGTTAACAGATTCAATTCCTATTTTACCATCTGATATTGATTCTAGATCATGGCACTCGCAAGTATGTCCTTTAAAGTATTTTAAAATTAAAAGAAATTTAGCGTGTGATTTATCCAATCTTAAGAATGTATTTATTCCTAATGAATCAACCCCTCCAAAATTCGCAAGAGATTTTGATAAACAGTTTCTAAATCAACCTAAGAATACTATTTTAATTGGGCATTTTGAAAACCCAAACTATTTTAAAAATGCAGAAGAGGAAATTAAAGAACAATTTCAATTAATAGACTCTATCAAACAGAAAGGAAGTGATATCATAAATACATTTAGAAATAAATTTACTAAAAATACACAAATTATAGCAATACATTTGAGATTAGGTGATGCTAACTCAGTAAATAAACCCTTCTGCGAAGATCCTAATAGTTGGCTAAATATTTTTTTCAAAACAGCAATATCTAAATTTGATGATATAGATGATAAAATATTTCTATGTTTCACAGGTGGCATTAGAGATTCTAATAATGATAATAGTGATTTAATCTACCTTGAAAACTTTATTAAAAAATTTATACATAAAGACATATATTTTTCAAATAATGATTATATTATAGACTTTTCTATTATAACACAGATCGACCATGTGATAGTCTTAACATTTAGTACTTTTATATGGTGGGCTTGTTTTTTAAATAATAATCCTAATAAAATGATAATAGTTCCAAAAGATGAATTTTATGCTAAAGATACAGATTTTTGGCATAGTAGTTTCATTAAAATATGAATCTATATTTAAAAAACAGCACATTAATTAATAATATGGATAAAGTATGTTTTATAATTACTGGGCTAATTACAGAAATGTATATTAAAAATTTAATTCTAGTATATAAAAATATAAATAATAAAATTATTTCAACATGGAAAGATCAAGATAAAAATCTTTTAAAAATTCTAGAAGAAAATAATTTTCATATATGTCTAAATGATCCACCTCAAATTATGAATCAAGTAAATGTTCAAGCAGTTACAATTAAAGCTGCAGCAGAAAAGGCTGCTGAATTAGGATTTACGCACGTTATTAGAATGAGAACAGATTTAATAACAAATGATCCAGTTTTATTATTAAATAGTATTTATACAAAACTACAAAATAAACTATGTTCTTTAGGGTGGGTTGCTGATCAGCACGGGTACATTATTGATTACATATTTGCTGGCCCAGTTAAAAATATTATCCAATTATTTGAAAGTTTAAAATCAAATGATGATAATAGATTTACAGAAAAATTTATTCAAGAGGAATATTTTAAAAAATATGGATTATCAGATAATAATAGTGTAACATATGAATTAGTAAAGACTCATTTTAATTTTATTTATATGGAATTATATAATAATAATGTAACACTTACATGGATAAAAACTCAATATGCACATCAATATAATGATTCAGGTGAAATAATACATGAATTCCATAAATACTTGAGTGATAATTACATGTGGAAACTATTATTATAAGTAATAAAACATATTAAACAATACACACGATAAATAAATATTATATGAATCCTGAAATCCTATGTGAAAAATTTACTAAAATTTATGAAAATTTTGAATGGAGTATGGGGCAGACTGAAACTATTAGCGGTTTAGGTAGTACGCTACAATATACAGAACATATCAGATCTTATGTAACAAAACTTATAAAAGATCTAAAATTAAAAACAATTTTAGATACTTCTTGTGGTGACTGGAATTGGATGAAATATCTAATGGATATTTTACCAAACTATACTGGAATTGATATTGTTGAGGATATAGTTAATAAAAATAATCTTATTTATAAGAGAGATAATATAAAATTTATTCATGCTGATTTCTTATCATACTTAAAAACACTTAATGATAAGTCTATTGATCTAATAATTTGTAGACATACATGTGAGCATTTACCTACAAACTATAATATTGAATTTATCAATGAAGCAAAGAGAGTAAGTAAATTTTTACTTCTAACAACTCACAAACTTGCAAAACAAAATAAGGAGTTAGATGATTCAATGTATCGCCCTGTGAATTTAGAACTAGAGCCTTATAATGATATTTTAAAAAATAATCTAAAAATATCATTGTATGATGGCCCTTCAGACAATTTTTTACCAGAAATGTTTATAAACTTATATAGTTTCTAATTATATTTATAATTTTATTAGTACTATTACCATCACCGTATACAAAACAAGGTTCAAGTATTCTATTAGGAATATTTGAAACTAGTTCTCCTAGATTAGCATATGGAGGTTTGCATAACTGAATATAGGGATAAGGTATCTGATCTCGCTCTGTTTCCTCCCTAAGTACAATTGAACATTTACCCAAAAAAGATGCCTCCTCCTGAATTCCACCAGAATCTGTTAATAAACAGTAACAATCTTTTGCTAGATCTAAAAAATCTTTATGAGAACATGGTTCAATAAAATTTATTTTGCAATCTGTTTGCTGAATATAACTTTTAACTTCTTCCTGAAGTTTCTTATTTGGATGTAATAACCAATAAAATTCTTTATCACTATATTTATAAATACACTTTCGTAAATTTTCTATAAAACTAGAAAGATATTTATAATTCTCACGTCTATGAAATGTAATTATTATTTTATTACCCTGTGTTATATTAATATTATAATTTTTTACTAAATCTAAGATTGTATTACCAACAGTAAAAATATCCCCTGAAACTTTCTCGTGATGAAGTAATTTAGAATTTATTTCATGAGGAGCCAAATGAATATATGCAATTCTACTTATCATCTGCCTATATCCTTCTTCAGGATAAGGGTTTTCAAGAGAGTATGTTCTCATACCTGCTTCAAGATGAATAACTTGTACACGATTCTGAAATGCACATAACGCAGAATAAAATGAAGTCGCCGTGTCTCCTTGAACTAATAAATAATTAAAATTATTTATTAGTATGCCTAATTTCTGGATTATCTGTGATCCTAAATCATCTAAACGTCTAACTGAATTTTCCTCAATTTGAACAATATAGTCATGAATTAAGTCGGTTTCATTTAAATTCTCATGCTGTACAATTCTTATAATTGAATAACTAATATCTATTTGTTTCTTAAGATATTGAATAATTGGTAAAACTTTTAAATATTCTGGCCTTGTTCCATATACTATTGCTAAGCAACTCATAACTAATGTATCTCTGTTCATAATTACAATACATATGTATCTTTTTAAACTATAATGCTAACAATGTGCTAAAATTACATCATTTTCTATAGCTCCATCAATAAATTCAATCTTATATGCTGGATTGATTTCTAATAATTTTTTAATTATCTCTTGCTCTGAAAATCCGATACTATTAGGATCATTTTCTTTTGTCTCTATTAATAGTCTTCTATCATCAATTAAAATTGTATGTGTTTTAATTGGGTGTTTAGCTATGATTTCTAACTCTGTTTTTAAAGGATAAAATGTTTCTTCATCATAACTTGTGTTTAAACCTGAATAATGCCCATCTAACCAAAAAGTAATGGGTTCATTAATCTGTGAAATTTCATCAAACATTTTTGTACTAGATTTTAAATATAGATTTATGTTTGAATTATTAGCAAACCTATTCCTACAAATATTATAATTTGTATTACAAATTTCATAACTATAAATTGTTTTAAACCCTGCATCTAAAGCTGTTTGAATACCATCTCCCCAAAATGAACCACTTTCCACAAAATAATTATTCTTATAAAAAATAAAAGGCCTTCGAACCATAATATACTACAATATTAAAGACTCTTTATATACATATTAATAATGAATAACTTTGATAATAGCAACAAGCATCTTACAGTAATTCAAAAAATGTTGGATAATAAAACTCCATTCTGTGTGATTCGACCAAATGACGGCGAATATCTTATAATGACACATAATAATTTTTCTAATATAGATGATTGGCACTATGATGGAAAAGGTATTCTATCTCAAGATCTTACTAATGCAATAAAAAAAATGATATCTCTTAAGAATGCTTACATAGGCATCCCTTGTAGGGACTGTAATAATACTATATACAATTGGTATATAGAAAAATTCAATATACCAAAAGATAAACTGACATATGGAAATATATTTTGTAATAATAATTGGAAACCCTTTGTAGCAAACTTCACTGAGAAGAAACTACCATTCTTTTATATAGGCCCTTACAGAAGCAATATATTTAACTTAAACATTAGTGAATATTATGAAACCCCTGAATTTCTTGTAAATTCTTGGGATTCTGATCGCAAAGAATTTGTATATAATCTTGTGGAATGGGTAAAGGATAAAAAGGGGATATTCTTATTCTCTGTTGGACCTATTAGTAAAATACTGATTCCTATTCTTTTTGAACTATATCCAGAATTATCATTCTTAGATGTTGGTTCAGCATTAGATATATTCTTGAAAGGGCAGAGCAATAGAGAATATATTAGAGATAGTAGCAGTTATAGCAGTTTAGTATGTGATTTCAATGAAGGACATATTTAAAAACTGTATATATAAGTTAATATAGAATGAAATCCTCAATAAATGTTATATTTCCAATGGCAGGAGATGGTTCAAGATTTAATTATAAATTTAAACCATTTCTTTACGCAAATGAAAAACAGTTCATTGAACTAGCAAAAGAACCGTTTGATACATATTTAATTGATTTTGATATTAATTATATCTTTATATTCAGAGAAGATCATAATAATGAATATAATGTAGCTTCTAAACTTCTAAAACTTTTTCCAAATAATAGAGTACAGTGTTGTATTCTAAAAGAGAAGACACAAGGCCCACTTGAAACCTTACAGATGGGTATTTCACAATTAGATATCAGAGGTCCGTCTTTTATATGCGATTGCGACCATTCTATTAATATAGAGCCAATGGTTAAAATTATTAAAAATAATACTGAAGCAGATATAATTATTCCTGTTTGGAATATCAGTGAGTCAGAATATAAGAAATGGGGCAAGATAATTATTAACAAGAACTATTCTATAATGAATTTCTGTGAAAAAGAATTTGTACAATTCTCTCCTGATTATAGTGTTAAAGGACTTATTGGATGTTACTATTTAAAAGATATTACAGTTTTATTAAGATCTGACCTCAAGGAGAACCTTTCTGATTTCCTTAAGGAAACCCTCAATAAATTAAACTATACAGTAGCATTTATATTAGAGGCTTACTTCTTTGGAGATATACCCAGTTTACAGAAATTCCGTGCAGATCGAGCTAAAAAACAAACAATCTTTATTGATCTAGATGGAACAATTGTAAAACAGGCTGACAATTTTCATACTCAACCTAGAGATATGCAGATCATTACTAATACACTAGAAAAATTACATTACTGGAAATTTAACGGATATAAGATCGTAATAACAACAGGTCGCATTAAAGAAGAACATGAACTACTCAAAACGGCGCTCAAAGAATTAAATGTACCATTTGATTACCTTATTACCGATCTTCCTCCTGGGCCAAGAACTGTCATTAATGATAAAAAACCATACAACCCCCTTATAGGAATGGCCAATGGAAAACAGATCATGAGAAATCAGGGCATCGCAGATATTCATTTAGAACAACAACCTGAAATTTTAAAGATCTTTGATGGAGGATCTTTTGCTAAAACATATCTTATTCAGATTGGAGATAAACAACTTGTGCG